ACACAGGAACGAGGATTAGGGATATGCCGAGCTACTGCCCGAGGTGTGGCATGAAACTCATCCGGCCCGATGGGTCCGAAGGGTAACATACCCACTAAATACTATAATTTCTATACAGCCGGGCATGGATTCATAAAAACCAGATATTACAGCAGAAAAAGGAGTCACAAGCATGAGTCAGATCACAATACCTCCCGCACTACAGGGATTAATAAGGGATATATCGACCATAAAACCATATTGGCGTAACCCCCGAAAGGATTCTTTCAGGCCCGGAACTTTGAACAGCGCAGCAATTGACGCACTCACCAAAAGCATTGAAACCTATGGATTCAACGTCCCGATCCTCGTGGACCTTGAAGGCGTTATTATAGCCGGACATACCCGGTATAAAGCAGCCCTCAAGATAGGGCTCGATGCCATCCCGTGCGTCACGCTCGATCTCCCTCCAGAGAAAGCAAAAGAATACCGGATAGTGGACAACCGGACCTCTGAACTCACAGAATGGGATCTCGATCTCCTCATTCCGGAGATCCGTGAGATCATGGATATACCCCAATTCCTTGATGATTATTTCACCGGGGATGAAATCTGTGATCTCTTTGATGCCATGGAACCCCTGCCTGATATAGGGAATGCCCCTGTGAGCCCCACAGAAGGCCACAGCACGATGCCAAAAGCGATACCTGCCGTATCAGCCGGGCAGGTGGAGAAAGCAGGGGAAAAGATATTCCAGAACCTTGCAAACATGGGGCACGATCCTGATCAGGGCCTTACCCCTGTAGTGTGTCCCGGGTGCGGAGAGGAATTTTTCCTCAACCTCAAGAACATTCAGACCGCACAGGAACATGACGAATGGAAGGGAGCAGAATGAGCGGGGAAAGAGAAACCCGCCTCCCATGGGAGAGGCAGCCGGGTGAGTCAGAGCAGGCGTGGAGGGAATACGAACAGCAGCAGCGAGACTGGGATGACCAGATGTATCAGCTCTGGCTCGAGTCCAGGGAGGATGAGGTATGACTGACTGGCGATGCAACAAGTGCGAGAAGCGGTGCAGGGTAGAATGCAGCTGTGATGAAGAACCCGCCAACTGCCTCTATGAAGTCTATTACAACGATGATGCGGAATGGGTGCGTGATGACCTATGACCTACATCGAGGTCAAGATCAAGCAGACCTGCAAGCGGTGGGGGACGAAGGACTCCTTCACCGTTGGAGGGGAGGAGAATCGCAAGTTCCCGTCGATGAAGGAAGCCAGGGAGTTCCTGACTTCCCGATATGGGAAAGCGAGGCGTGAACCGATGTACTGCGACCTGAAAGACGGACGCACCGTTCAGTCAGGCTATGTCTACCGATACTCCGAAACCGAGTACTTCCACCAGTGGTCGGAGAAATGGATCTGCCACAACTGGGTCAGCATTCACGAGATTCACATCTCGTATCCACTGTCAGAAGAACACGCAACCGGGAGCGTCAGACCGGCAGAAGTCACAGGAAAATAGAATGGCAGCAGAATATGAGACTGGCTTTCAGGCCAGCAGCCTACCCGCATGGCACGGCCTTGGTCGCACCATTGCAGAAGCACTGAACAGCAAAGATGCACTCGGGATGGCAGAACTGAACTGGACCGTCAGGTTCGAGCAATTGTTCTGCATGGGAGAAGCACTCCCGAACAGGTTCGCAACCGTCAGGAGCTCGGACAACTCGATCCTCGGGTTTGTCAGCAACGAGTATAGGATCGTGCAGAATGAGGAGGCGTTTGCCTTCACCGATGCACTGATCGCCAATGACTCTGGCATCGAGGTCCGGTATGAGACCGCCGGAGCTCTACAGAGCGGAAAGCGGGTATGGATGCTCGCACATCTCCCGAAGCAGGTCGTGCTCCATGAAGACTACGTTCCATACTTGGTCTTCACGAACAGCCATGACGGTTCCTCGGCAGTCCAGGCAGCGATGACCCCGATCCGGGTTGTGTGCATGAACACCCTGACCGCAGCACTGCAGGAAGCCCCGAGGGTCTGGTCCTGCAGGCACACTGGCAACATCGACGAGAAGATCGCCGAGGCACGGAAGACCCTGCTCATGGCACAGCAGTATATGGAGGAGTTCCCGGGATTTGCGGAGACCATGGCAGAGAGGAATGTCTACGCGGAGGAATTGGGCAAGTTCGTCGAAGCATTGTTCCCCGTAGATCCCCGCCAGGGAAAGGTGCATGCAGACAATGTCGGGTTTATGAGGGCCAGCCTGATGAAGATATACCTGTTTGCTCCTGACCTCGCTCCGCACCGTGGCACAGCCTATGGCGTGTACAACGCTGTGGCAGACATGGTCAGCCACATGGAACCGCTCCGGCAGACTCCGACCTACCAGGAGAACAGGTTCATGCGGATCACCGATGGGCACCCGGTACTCCAGAGAGCCCAGAAGCTCCTGGCGAAGGTGAAGGCATAATGTCGATCTACCGGGTCGAGATGAGAACTTTCTACGAGGTTGATGCGGACTCCGCAGAAGACGCACTGGGGTATGATGCACCGATGGATGAACTCTGGAACAACGCAGAGTATGAGGTTGTGTATATCAGATGATGGAAGAACCGCAGAAGACTCCACCCATTTTTTGTTTCAGGTGCGGAGATGACATCCCGGGACGAAAGGACATCGCAGCGACCTTTGATGGCAACTTCCATCGGTGGGATGAACGGCTGATGGGCAGAGCGTTGTTCCACCTCTGCAAGAAATGCCTGGAAGCTACGGACATGTTCCTTGACGATGAGCAGAGGGAAGCCATGAAAGCGATCAAGAAGATGAACGGGGAAGGATGGCAATGATGGGCAGTGCCCGGAGCCAGAACCCGAACCCTCCTGCAAATGCGGGAGGAAGGGCATAGGAGGCAAAAATCATGGAAAAAGAAGAATACAAAGCACAAAGACTCCTGCTGGAGTTCGATGCAGAAGAGGGCAGGCTGGATCTGCTTGCCGTCCAAGTACCGTCCGATGAGAACCGGAAGATCCGCGATGAGATATTGAAACTCGCCGGGGGAGCAAAAGTGATTTTCCAGAACATCGAGGCTGACGCGATCCGAGTGCAGATCGTGAAAAATCCCCAAGCCCCAGAGGGGACCTGCATGGGAACCGAGGAGATGGTTCGCGTGTTCGAGGATGCGGGATGGGGGTGGGGTTGGGGTTGATGGAATCCGGCGACTGGAATGAGGTCATCGGCGGTAAGCGGTACAACACCGCCACCGCTAAGCTGATTGCTTCGGACGCGTACTGGGACGGGCACAACTGGGAACGCCGGGGCCGGAACACGTTCCTGTTCCGGACGAAGAAGGGGAACTATCCGAGCTCATGAGAGAGAAGGAGGGGATATGAACCCGCAGCAGTTTGATGAGTTCATGGCATTCGGTGATAGAATACGAGTAGATCAGGAAGAGAGAACCAAAAGGATGAAAGAGGAGAAGCAACAAGAGGAGGAAATGCAGAGGGAGAAACTCCGGAAAAAAATTCACATGGTTTGACGGTATCTTTCAGCCTGCCGGAGGGGAGCCCTATTACAAAGCAGAAGTGCAGTGTATCCTCACCCACGATTGGGAAGGCGTAAAACTTGACAATTACCGCACCCGTCCATCAAAAGAAGGCAGAAGAATGAGTGAAGAACCGGATTACAACGCAATGCACCCGGAGGAGTTTGATGAGATTCTCGGGAGGATAGTAGATGACCTATCGGCAAAGGCCCTGTTCAGGATACCAGGGATCTACGAGATCCTGGCAGAGGAGTTCAACGATGAAGTCCTGGACATCTGGTGGGGTGAAGTGAATGGATGAATATTGTAAAGGGTGCCTGGAGATAGGCATAACCGCAGTGATCATGATAATGATCTACTGGACGCTCTGTATTGGAGGCATAGTATAATGTGTAGCATAAAACAAAACTGGGGGGTATGAGCAAAGTGACCCCGGAGATAGAGGAGATCATTGTCAATCTCTACAAGAAGGGCATGTCACCGTATGAGATCAGCGATGCACTGGGAGGGAGGGTCACACACACTGCAATCAGGAATCGCCTGATAGATGCAGGAGTCGAGATGAGATCTCGGTCAGATGCCAAAAAGAAGCACCCGAATGTCCCGGAGGTCGAGGTCCTGAAGAAAGAATACCTGGATGAAGGACAGTCCTGTTACGCGCTTGGCAAGAAATACGATGTGTCGCCTGCAGTGATCTGGTACCGGCTGAACAAGGCAGGCGTCCCGATGAAAGAAATCTCCCAACAACGCCGTAGCAACCAGGATCAGACCGCATAAGGTCGGGTCCGACCCTCCTTTTATTGACGATGACCCAATAGATTTTTAAATGAGTAGTTCGTTAATCCTGGCTCCACACCCTGACGACGAGGTGCTGTGGTGCTTTTCTGCGCTCGGGAATGAATCAAGGACGGTAGTCTTCACCTACAATGAGCGAGCAGCAACCTCGGAGATCATTGCAGGCATCACAGGCACTGATCTGGTCTGCTGTGGATTTGAAGACACCCTGCTCCCCGAATACGGGCATGATCTGATTGAGGTCATCGAAAAGGAGATCACCAGGAAACAGTATGACACCGTCTTTATCCCGGCGAGGTCGGAGCACCAGGATCACCAAGCCGTGCACGATGCAGCAATGACAGCACTCCGACCCGGGATGGGAGTAAAAGCGAGAGTCCTCGAATATCCATATGTGGATCACGGCTCGTTCACTACCAACCTGTACAGGTGGCTCTCGCCGGAGAAGATGCGGGAGAAGCAGATCATGCTCGCCAAATTCCAGGGCAAGAACCTGGGGTACTGGACCGATTCAGTCCTCTGCTGGAACACCGCACTGGCAGCACGGTTCACGCTCCAGGGAGGACTTCAGTTAGTCAGAACAAGTGAGACAGAACGGATAGCAGAAACGATCCTGAAAGAGAAGTGGGGAGAACACCTGATCCTCCACGCAAAGAAACCACACCTGACCAAAGCAGAAAGCGTGAGATTCGCATTCACCAGAAAGAACGAAAGGGCAAACATCAGATGAACTCCTGGGAAAGAATCAAACCGTCAAAAGGGTCGAAAGGGGAATCAGACCCCGCATGGGAGGCTTTTCAGATATTCCGGGATATGCCCTGGCGTGAGAAAGACGCCAAGCATCGCACGATCAAAGCAGTAGCTGATGAGTTGAAAAAAACCGTGCAGATTGTGCATAGATGGTCAGGCATGTGGAACTGGAGGGAACGAGCAGTAGACTTTGACAAGTGGATGGATGTCCGGACATGAAGAGAAGGCAGGCAAAGTATGGCAGGATGCTCCAGAACAAAGCCATCAACAAACTGCTCATGACTCCGCAGGATGATCTCTCGCCGAGTGTAGCCCTGTCCATGCTCAAGGAAGGAGTAACCCTGGAACGGCTGGCGTTGGGAGAATCTACAGAAAACATCCAGAATGTCGGACCAGAACCGATCCGCACTGTGAAAGTGTTCATGAAAGCAAATGACGCGCCAGATTTACCAGATAAAGGGGAATGAACTCCACCTGCACATAGAAAACCATGCAGGACAGCAGGCAGCATTTCAAAGCAAGAAGAGATTCATCTTTATCCTCGCAGGAACGCAGGGAGGCAAGACCTCATTCGGACCCTGGTGGCTCTGGCATGAAATCCAGAGAACCTGGGAAGATGGGGAAGACAACGACTACCTCGTTGTTACGCCGACCTACACGCTTTTTGATAAGAAACTCCTGCCAGAGATGCAGAAAGTGTTCAGGGAAATCCTTGGTATTGGGAGATGGCACGCCAGCAAGAAGATCATGGAACTCTGCGATATGAACACCCGGATATTCGCATCAGACCTCGGGAAGAAGATGTGCGGTAGGATAATGTTCGTATCTGCAACAGCAGGAGGTAAGCAGGTAGGAGTCAAAGACCTGGAAGCATCCACTGCAAAGGCAGCATGGCTCGATGAATGTGGCATGGACGAGTTTCCCCAGGTCGCATGGGAAGCCATTCAGCGCAGGTTATCGCTCGCAACAAAGAAAGGGCACGGCAGGGCACTCGGCACGACCACGATCTATAACTTCGACTGGCTGTATCACATGGTCTATATCCCCTGGACGCAAGGGGACCCGGACTTCGAGATTATCCAGTTCGACAGTAAAGACAACCCGTCTTTCCCGGTAGAAGAGTATGAGAGGGCAAAGAAATACCTGCCACCCTGGAAATTCGATATGCTCTACAGGGGACGGTTCACACGCCCGGCAGGAATGATCTACCAGGACTATGACGAGGCAGTCCATGTATGCGATCCGTTCGTCATTCCGATACATTGGCCCCAGTATGTAGGCATTGACCCAGGGGCAGTCAACACCGCAGTAGTCTGGGTCGCAATGAACCCGGACACCAAGGAGTTCTACCTATGGAAAGAATCGTTGGAAGGCAACATCACCAGTGAGGAACATGCAAAGAGGCTCCTTGATACAGCCAGCAGGTTCCGAGGTGTGAGGATAACCTACACAGGGGGAGCACCGTCTGAAAAGCAATTCAGAATGGACATGCAAGACCACGGCGTCCCGGTTCAAGAACCTCCATTCGGCGAGGTAGAGGCAGGGATCAACAGAGTCACTGCAAGACTCCGGGGAGGCAAGTTCAAGATATTCAGGACATGCCCAATGACCAGGGCACAGATGAGAGAATACGCGAGGGAACTGGATGTGACAGGTCAGCCTATGGACAAGATCAAAGACAAAGAAAAATACCACGCACTTGACGCACTCCGGTACTGTGTGTCCCGGATGCCCACAGAGTATGCAGTGACCGTGCCACTGGACTATGCAAGAGGCAGGAAGATCAACATCCCGACAATCAAGGTGTAACCATGGCAACGAAACAACAGAAAGCAAGCAAAGCAAAAGAGGAGGGGGTGGTCTGGGTATCTTCGACCAGTGTCTACTACGAGTCACCAGAGATCACAGCAGACAAGATCCGTGACTACTCCCGCAACATCTACGGTGCAGACCTGACCCAGAAACTCCGGTCAATCCTGTTCACCGAGAAGTACAGCATTGAAGTATTCGGACCAAACGGAGAACCAGATGAGGCACTGGCAAAACGCCTGACCCTCATGTTCGATCAGCAGAACGTCAGGTTCTGGCCCAAGATGCAGATGGCGTGGATTGACACTGCATGGTGGGGAGCGGCACTGTTCAACCCAGTATGGGAATGGATAGGGAACGAGTACTGGCTTACGAAACTACGGAGACTCCCGCCGGAATCCTTCACCATCGCACCCACGGAGATCCAGTATATCTACAGTCATATCCTGCAGGGCATCACCCTGAACGAGAAAGGAGAGGCTGTGTTCTACCAAACGGATGCCACGATAGATGCAGGAGTCCCCAAGCCCCTGTCAAATGTATTCATGCTCACAGACCCGAGCACCGGAGAACTCGCAGGCAGACCCAACTTCCTGCCCCTGATCCCGATCATAGGAATGCTCGACTTCTGCTGGCAGGCACAGATGCAGAAGATCAACAGGGTAGGGTCCCCGCCAATCCTGATAAAGGTAGTCAATCCCCAGGGAGACGATGTGGACTACGCACAGAAGTTCCTGAACAACTGGGGCAAAGACACGCAGATGCAACTCCGGCAGAACATGGAGACTGTCGATCTGAAACTGGTGGACAATGATGCAGCACTGGCAACCATCGACGCCCTGTGGGGCATTATCAACCGCTACGGATCACCAACCTCACTGATCAGCCAGGGGGAGGACCGGACACTCATAGGTGGGTCGAACCAGGCAGAACTCGAATTGATGATGGCGTATATCCGGGGAATCCACTCATGGCTTTGTGAAGGGTTCGAACGCCTGCTTCAGACATACCTGGACGCCAACGGGTATGTGGGCTATACAGTCAGGATCTACCTGCCAACACCAAGCACGGACAAAGCGGAGATATGGCTCAAGCAGGCGCAGCAGCTCTTTCAGATGAAGGCCGGGACATTGAACGAACTCCGCGATCTCCTGGAGAGGGACGAACTCGACGAGGACGGCAAGCAAGAACTCATGGACGAGTGGATCGACGAGCGGAGGAAGGTCAGGGCAGAGTGGATCAAGATGGTCATGGAATCCAACAAGCTCGATCCCTTCTGGATGTTCACCCCGGATGAAGCCAGGGCATTCATGGAGATCGCGGGCAAGGCACCCCAGTACGAGCCCATGACCCCGCCAGCACCAGAGCCCGCCCCGGTCAACGAAGAAGAGGAAGAAGAGATTGAAGAAGAACAGCCGGACACCAATGTCGAAGAGTGAAGTCAGAAGGATCCCATTTGAGAGGATGAGCCTGAAGTTCAGGAAGGATCCGATGCAATCGCTCCGGTTAGTCAACAAGTATGACCGGAGACTTCACCAACTCTTCCGCAACTTCCAGAAAGAAGTCACTGCCATGATCAGGAACGGAGGTCAGGTCTTCGTCCATGCAGAGGTGCCCCTGGACCTGGACTTCGTCAAGAGGGAGATCGACTACCTCACGGCAGAACAGATCATCAACCCGGGAGATGCAGTGATCAAGGATATGGTCGATGAATCCGTTGCACAGGGCTACACTTACGCAGAGGTATCCGCAGAAACCGTAGGGGTCCCGGTAGGTATGGGCATAGGCATCCCGCCAGCGGATCTGCTCAAGGGTCTCCTCACCAGGGATCTATCGGGATTGAAAGGGATCACCGATGCCATGAGCAAGGAGATCATCCGCACCATCAGCGACGGCCTGACCCGGAACATGACCCTGAACCAGATTGCCACCCTGGTCAGCGAGGTAGTCACCGGCGTAGGATTCGCACGGGCAAAGGCACTGTCACAGTATGAAGTGAACTACGCAGTGAACACCGGAGCAATGGAACGATACCGGCAACTCGGAGTATCCTATGTAGAATGGCTCTGTGCCATGGACGAGCACTCGTGCCCGATCTGTGAAGGCTACGCAACAGATCACGATGGAATCTACAAGATGGAGGACGCACCGATCTGTCCAGCACATCCAGGATGCAGGTGTGCCCTGACGAGCGTTCTGTATGGAGACTGATACTATGCAGCAGAAAGACCAGTTTGAATATATCGCCTATTGCCTCATGCACACGCTGGAATACCGGGGAGTTCCGTATAATGTGTACATGTACCCTGCAGCAGGTGTGTTCGTGGCATGGGGAGACTACGAAGAGAACTGCAAAGAATATGAGACCTGGGCACAGTTCCAGGAGGACATGCCAGAGCTCGCCAGGGAGATCATCTTTCAGGCCCATCTCCATATGCAGGAGACTATGGAACACCTGGCAGAGGCACAGGCATCAACGATGATGAGAAAGACCCTGTCAGAGAGAGGTTGATACCTGATATGTTCCTCCGAAAGAAAGACTTGCTCACCTATCTCCGGCTGATGGGAGATTACTATGAAGACCTGATCGACGACATCGAATCAGGAATGTTTGACGAACACCAGGGGAATGTCGGGGGCACAGGGAGGAGCCCCGTTGAGTTTAATTGAGGAAGTTCCAGACGGACAGATTATCATAGGCACACCAGAGGCAGACGCTCTGGGATTCATGCAAGAACTATTCTATGGGAACCTGTGGAAGATCGGATCAGACCTGTACGTGGTGTATATCAAATCGTATCACCAGGGACAAGGCAACGTCACTGCATTTCTCACGAACCTCCTGGTAGGAGGATTCACCGTTCACCTGGTAGATCCCGGCGTGGTTCTCGAACAGTTTGCCATACGGCACGGCTGGAAACCCACGGTCAAGGAAGTCCCGTTCATCTACGGGTTACGGACTGTATGGACAATGGGGTGGTAAAGGCGTGAAGAAATGCCTGGATGTCCTTGTGGTATCAGATCTCCACGTAGGCAGCAAACACGCCATCATGCCCCCTGAAGTCATCATAGAGTCAGATGACGAGGCAATACGGCAGAGGATCGAACAGAACCCAATTCAGGAAGTGATATGGGAGAAATGGCTGGAGGCCACGGAACAAAAGTATCATGCCTGCTACAACCTGGGAGATTCATGCGAGGGAACGAACCCGAAGAGTAAAGGATTCGACCTCTGGACTACGGATGTCTCACAGCAGTCCAGCACCGCCGCAGATGTGCTCTCCATGGTCAAGACCCGCAGGTATTACGGAGTGCAGGGTTCGTTCTACCATGTAGGCGAGAACACCAGTTCAGACCTGGCAGTCATCAAGACACTCCAGAAGAGGAACCACGCAGTCTTCGGCACAGACCTCGTGGTAAACCTGCTCGGACACCGGATGCACCTGAACCATGTGATCGCCCCTGCATCAAGCAGTGTAGGTAAGAGCACAAGCAGCACGGCTGAACTGGCATCCGCAGCACAGTATGACAAGTTCTTTGGGAAGTTCGATTACTGTCTCCGGGGGCATGTCCACCAGATCATGAACCTGTCGAACATCAACGGCAGGATCGCAGTCTGCCCCTGCTGGAAAGGCAGAGACTCATTCCAGAAGAAGGGAGGATTACGGTTCGGACCCCCGGTACTCGGATGGCTCGTCCTCCATGTGACAGAAGATGCGATAGTGGTCGATGACAGTAACTGGTTCGTCCTGAAACCGCAACTCATGTTCAAGGAGGTAGAGGGTTGAACGAGTGGGTCCTGGCACAGGCTGCAGGTATCTGTCTCGGGATTGCAGGAACCTACCTCTCCACCATCCCGGAGGATCAGACCTGGGCATGGGCGTTCATCCTGTGGATCTTCGGCAACGGGTCACTCATGATCTGGGCACTATCCATAGGAGAACCGTATCTGGCATTCTTCTACCTGGTGTACCTGCTGTTCGCATTCCTGGGAGTGCACCGGATCTTCAGGAAGTGGGAGGTCTACTGATGGACGACAAGCACATCATCGAAGTCCCGAACCTCCACCTTGACCTTGACGACCAGAGCGCATTCATGAGAGTCTGGTCGCCACAGGAAGTGGAGTACCTGAAAAAGGAGTTTGCCAATGGCACCAGGGTCCATGAAATCTGCAAGGCACTGAACAGACCCTACTACTCGGTGAAGGAAAAGATCCGGGCAATGGGTCTGTTCAGGGAGCGGACATGAAGACCACGGAGTACTACATGCTCCTGTTTGATAACATGCAGGAGTGGATCCATTACCCGCACCCACCTCCGATTGAGATCCCGGTGATCAACGAGCAACAGGAAGTGTACTATGAGGAGGATGAGGACTAATGCCCAAGGGAATGCAGATGTCAGACAGGGAGAAAGCCTACATCGACGAGTGGGCATACAGGAAATCCTGGAAGCATATTGCCCTGGACCTCGAGAAGATATTTGCACAGGACAACGGAGGGACACGATCCTGGAAGAGTGTGAAATCGTATGTCATGCGGAAACAGAAAGGGAACGAGAAATCGGAGTTCGTCCCGATCATGATCCACCGGGAGGTTGTCACCCTGGCAGCAGCGAAGGGATTCCATAAGACAGACCTGTCAATCCTGCTCCTTGACCATCTACGTTCCATGACTACTGGGTAAATTCTGAAATAAAGGGTTCTCGTTCCCATTTCAGAAAACCACTGTTTTTAATCTTATCAATTAAGCCAAAAATAACCTGGGTTTCCCTGCTTTCTAAAGGCGATCAGGCAAGCAATCCATACAAATATACCAACAAATCCAACCATTTTACAGGCTTTATTGCATAAAACAAACCCATTTCGTATCAGGTAGCACTCCCATGTCAATAAGTAGCACATAATATAATTCCGCAACGTGCAGTTAAATAACCAAAGAACTACATATATTGATATGCCCGAGTCGGATAAGGGCTGCAAAGCCAGTGGTAAATGTTTCTTCTGTAATACAACAGAAGTGGAATCTCATGATGTCATATTACAGGGACTCGATGAATCACTGGTTTATGGTAATGAGGAGTACGAACTCGGGGTAGAGAACTTCACAGGAACTGAAGAGTCATGGACTCATGTTCCGGTGATCTACGCACCCACTCACCCAAACCCTCTTCTGGTCGCCAGGGATCTCAACGCTGCACTAAAGGCAGTGGACGGGAGAATCGGCGGTACTGCATTAGCAAGCGAGATAGTGACCACTGGACACCCTCGGCTCATGGTGAAACTCGACATCACCGATGCAGAAGCCAAAGCACTGCACCAGAAGAATGAACTCCTCATATCCTCCGCTTTTATCGGTTTTCCGAACCAGGCAACCCGGCGACTGGATGGCAAGGTCATCCCGAATCACATTCTGATCTATCCGAAAACCGGGAGCCCAAAGCAGAGGGATCCAAGAGCGATGTTTCTCAACCAGGAGGATAACATGACCGAAAATATCGAGAACGGGGGGCAGGATGTCAAGTCACTGCTGCAGAAGATCATCGACCTTCTGTCCGGTAAGGCTCCTGGTGGAGTACCGCCTGCAGTCCCCGTGACAAACACCGAAGCACCGGAAAAGGATGCTAACATGACTGACGAACTGAAGGACCAGCCCGTAGCCCAGAACCAGAAGGTCGAAGACTTCGTTGTGTCCACGAGGTCCACGCACCCTACCGTGGACCAGCTCGTAGCCCTGAACCAGAAGGTCGAAGACCTGTCTGCCCAGGTGACTGCGAAGGACGCAGAGATCACTGCCCTCAAGGGACAGGTCACTGCATTCGAGAACCAGAAGCGTGACGCTACCTGGGAAGCAACCAAGGCGAAGCTCCCGAAGGGCTTTGTCAACCAGGACAAGGAGAAGGAACTCCGTGAGCAGTTCGAGAAAGAACCGCAGGCGTTCATGAACACCGTTCTGGACTTCAAGATGACTCCACCCACCAAGGAAGAGGGCAAGGAGTTCGTGAACCAGGACGTCAACGAGGAAGCCCAGAAGGACATCTCCGAACTCAAGGAGTCCACTGGAAGGGAGTGATTTGAATGACTGACTACTCATCCACAATTGCCGGGAACTATCCCGGTGGAATCAGGATCACTTGTATCCTGGACGAGGGAGCCCCGACCATTGTCACCTCCTTTGATCAGGCCGGGATGTCCCAGAAGACCCTGACCTGGAACAGCGAGATTGAAGAGGGAGACATTGTTGCCATCAGCAACGACACTGCTGCGACCTTCTCGGCGTGTAGCGGTATCCCGCTCATGGAGCATCCCGTCAACGCAGAAACTCTGATCATCGGGAGGGTTGTTTCCCCGCCCAGGATGATGAAGTTCCCTGCCGCTGACGCAGATGCGAACACCCTCGCAAAGAGGCTTGCAGGCAAGTATTACCGCACCGCCCTGGTGGAAATCTGGGGAGGCATCACCAAGATCCAGGCTGTGACCGTCATCGCAAACGGGACCAACGCTTGCGTTCCTGGTGTAGGAACTACGCTTGTTGTTGACATCTCCGAGTGCCAGAGTGCCAAGGACCTAGTCTTTGACTCGGTAGCATCCGGTGGTGTCGGAGTGATCCCGTTCCACTACATGCCTGCAGGGGTCGATGGAGATACCTACACCGTCCTGGTAGGGATTACAGGGCTCATGATTGCCCAGAGTTGAGGTGACAAAACATGCCAGTAGCAGGAACGAATGACCGCTATCTGCGGTCTGAAGTAGCAATCCCGATTGCCTACGAAAAGATGGAGCCCAATCTCATCTGGGGAGACATCATCAAGAATGTCAAGGAAGAGAGCAACGCTTTCATCTACCAGTACGACAGCACTGGAAAGTCCAGTGACAGCAAGAAAAAGACCCCACCCCCGCAGACCATCGGTGGCAAGTTCCCCGAGCTCGACATCTCCAGACCCACTGTCACCAGTGGTCTGCTCGACAGCAACGGGTTCTCCATTCGTCTGACCAGGGAGGTTATCAGGCAGGCTGCAGGTCGGAACGAGATCATGCGAGCATACGAGACCGCAGGGTTCTGGCTCGCAGAGTGGATCAACAACGCCCAGATCACCGCCATGACCGGGGGAGCAACCACTCCGACCTGGACTCCGACTACCACCTGGGACAGTGCAACCGCAACTCCTGTGGAAGACCTCCGCAAGTTCAAGTACTGCATGAGGCGTGAGGGCTACCCCTACAGGCTCACTGATGTCTATATCCACGTAGACAACTACTCCGAACTTGAGGGATACCTCGCATCGCTTGATGTAAACGCACCAAAGCAGCAGTCCGTCTTCGGAATGCCTGCCTCCGGTGACTCTGTCTATATCCCGATTGCAGGGGCAAACATTCACGGTCTTGACTCCGGGATCACCGAGGGCTATGTCTTCGGAATGGACCGGAACAACCCGGGAGCAGAGACACACTACTACGTTGACCCGCAGTTCTCCATCGTCAGGGTGCCCTATAGTACCATTGTCAATGGCAGCAAGGTCAGCAAGTCCGTCCCGAACATCGGTATCCACTTCTCGCAGTATACCGAGGACGACACCCACGACACTGTCATGCAGTTCTGGGTCGAGCAGCGCACCGTGGTCAACAGGGCATACGCCCTTCTGTATGACTCCGGTATCTGATCACCCCTTTTTTCCGTAGTGGATTAAGGGGCTCACTCCAAGCACCAAACACATCAGGAGGAACTAAATGACTTATACTGCATCTGACGTCAAAGAATGGCGACAGAAGAAGGGAACTCTGACAGAGAAACTTGTCACAGAGTTCGGTGAGATTGATACCGAGATTGACCTGAACAAGGTTCATACTGTTGTCATATCCCCGGTAGGCACAAACACAGCACAGGCAACCACAGGCGTTGACCTCGCAGACGGGAATGATACCACATACTACGCGGTATTCGTTCCGACCAACGACATCACGATCACCGAGATGTATTACCTCATAACCGAAGACTACGTCAAGGATACCACCGACGCAAAGATCGAAGTCATCTGCCCTGAACAGGGAACAGGATTCACCGCAGTAACAACGACACTTCTTGCCACCGGAGCGGTTGCCGACTTTGGACAATCGGTATTACCGGAGGCCAACGGAGCAGACATCAACGCCGGGAAGAGGCTTGACCTCAAGATCACCGCCACTGACGCCGGGGGCGCGGGAAGCGGACATGCGGTTGTCATGTTAAGCTACATCAACAGGTGATGATCCATGACGAAATGGGATATAGATGTCTATGATACTGCGGATGCAGTAATCGCCGCAGCCGAAGCCATTGACACAACCACTGCCATAGAGATCATCCCGTTCATGGAATACGGCAGACAGAAGTTCATGCTCAAGAAGCCAGGAACGTGAGTGAGCCATGACCCTCCAGGCAAGTGACCTTTCGACAATCAGCAGGGGAAGGATCACCGCAGGGACCACCGGCACCATCAGCACTACGGAGTTCACCTACTTCGCCGGTGTTGCGAAGGCAATGTACCTGGACGCTGACGATCCCGGGCTCCCGGCAACAGTCTATGATTACTGCCACGGCCTGCTTGTCCTTCACCTCTACGAAGTCAGCGGAGGGCATACCGGGTTCACGAGTGAGAACCAGAACGGGTACTCCTACAGCCACCCGGCAGGAACAACCGGATGGCTCACAGAATACCAGAGAGTCATTGATACCTGGAACAAGGCAACCGCCAGAAGCACCATGCCCACGACCCAGTTGGATGTCACCAGGGCAGACGCGGTCATGTCAGCATTCAAGCTCGATCAGGCAGAAGTCCCGACTTTCTTCACGGAGACTGACTGATGGCTACCGGCAAGGCATTCACCATTGAAGTCCAGGGAGAAGCCCTGACCCTTCTTGCACAGAGGGGAAAGAGCACGATCAGGAGAGCCATGGAACTCGTGGCTGATGCCTTTGCATCCAATGTCAAGAGGGAAGCACCTGTAGGGCAGACCGGCTGGCTGCATAACCAATGGTATGCCGAGGCAGTAGGGGGAATGTCACTCGACCAGAAAGTCTGGACACCATTACCCTACGCAGCAGCAGTGAACTACGGAACGAAACCCCATGCAGCACCCTGGAGTGAGATCGACGCCTGGGCAAAGTTCCGAGGACTGCCAACATTCCCGATCTGGTATTCAATTCTGAAGAAGGGGACAAAGGCAAATCCCTACGTGGATCGGGCGATGGACCAAACGCTTCAGGACGTTCAGCAATACCTGGACAGAGCCATGAAGGAGAAAGGACTATGACAGACAGGAATGATTTGACCGACCATGATCTCCTGATACGGATAGACGAGAACGTGGAGAAAATTACGAATTGTCAGGCAGACCAGGAGGCCAGGATCCGCACCCTTGAAACGTGGAAGAGTGAACGGGTGGGAGAACTCAAAGTCGCAGCAGGCACAGGTGGCGCAGCAGGGGCCGCCGGAGGGCTTGCTGGAGGATTCTTTGCAGCATTCCTGGCAATAAAAGCATACCTGGGAGGAGCCTGAAATGAGCGTCACCCTGGCAACTGCGATGGACGCCATCATGGACAACACCATCTCGGCACTCAATGCAGCACGGCAACCCGTGGGTGAAGTTCCGGGCGTCCTGGCAGATGTCAGGCAGGTTGTTCGTGGAGACAGAAATGAACCGGCCCCTGTATGTCCGGCGATCTGGGTATTCTGCAAAACCGCAGAACCCTCTCACTCCACCATGAACATCTCGGAAGAGTGGGAGATCCCGGTAGTATTCGCCTGCCTTGTAGAGAACGAGGGCAGTGATGCAGGCTACCAGGCAGCAACAGACCTGGCAGCACGGACGAGGGGAGTGATTGTCCTGAACGCAACCAAGAACCTCGGCCTTGCCTATGTCAGGAGCATAACGAGTGGTCCCTTTGAACCCTCGGCTCCCTGGCACAGGACCGGGAACCAGTATCGGGCATACGCGACCTGCAAAGTGACCGCAATTATCAGAGGTTAAGAAAATGACTGAAATTCTTCGGTATATCGGAATAGGGAAAGAGACGACCTTCGGCACGGAGGCAACACCCGCGATCCACGTTGATCCGGGCAGCATTTCCCTTGACACTCCCAACAACGCGGAAATCTCCGTCGTCGGCGGGATGGGACGGATGGTTGCCAGGAAGAGGGCAGGATACTACTGTCCACAGGGCAACTTTGAATATGCGACTGACCTGAACACCATCGGATACCTCTTCAGGGGAATCCTTGATAAGTATGTGTACACGGCAACAAGCGGCGTGTACAAGGTAGGATCGTTCACTGACCTCGTCGGTGGGGCGAACACCACGATCAAAGCAGCGACTCCCGCAACTGCCGGGACTGACGAGATCACCGTCACCTCTCCGACAGGGATCAAAGCAGGGGACGTTCTTCGTGTAGGCAACGAAGTGAACGATCCGGCGATGGAAGTCGTCACGGTCCTCTCGGTCAGTTCCGACACTCTGACACTGGTTGCGAACCTGAAGAACGACCATGATGCACTGACAGAAGTCGTTGAGATCGTCACCTCCTACTCTACAAAGGCAGGCGGGGCATCCACTACGATCCTGGCAGAGAACGACGCGAGCGATGGAGATACGCACATCGACGTCACCGATGCAACTGGTATCGCTGAAGGGGACGTACTCTCTATCGGGACCGGGGCAACCATCGAGTATCGTGTTGTCACAACTGTTGCCGATACAGTAGTCAGTTTCACCGACGCTCTCGCATACGATCATCCCGCAGGCGAGGCAGTTGTTGAGGTTGAGAAGGGAGGTCCAGACGAGACACAGCTCAAGCTGCACGAGTTTTACGGAGGTAACAGCCCGGACCTGGAATCATTCACCATCGAAGCAGGCAAGGACGTCTTCGAGCATGTGTTCATGGGCTGCTGTTTCAACACGCTCGGACTCTCGGTGGACTCCGGTCTTGTCATGGCGAACCTCGGGATCGTCGCACAGAAGGACAAGTCGGACACCCTCAAGGCCATCGGCGATCTCACCCTGACTGCTGACTATCCGCTTGCATTCTACGAGGTGCTGGCAACCGTCAACAGTTCAGACATCAGTGCGAACGTCACGAGCTGCAACCTGAACTTCAACAACAACATCGCAACCGATCGGGGCAGGCATCTCGGCAGCAGGTATCCGACAGGGTTCAAGGCGAACGCCAGGGACATCACCGCGACAATCCAGATGGAGTTTGAGAACAAGACGTATCTCGACTTATTCTGGGGAGCAAACGGTGTGCCATCCAACACCGGATCGGCACTCTTCCCGCTTGTGCTCACCTTCAACGGTGGACCAGAAGTCGGGTATATGACCGTGAACTTCCCGAACTGCTATCTGGAAAGC